CTCCTGCGTCGATGGACTGCCATCCGCTCCACTGAGGATGCGCACGGCGGCTGATGCCGGCGTAGGTCTGTCCGCCACGGTCTCCAGGCACAGTGTGCAGCACGTAGCCGCCTTCGCGCCGGATCATGGCCTCGTAGGCCTGCGCGAAGTCAGCCATGGCGTGCGTTCGGCCTGTTGCGGCCATCCTCGAGGCCAAGCTCGTAGCCGTCGCGCCATGCAGCCCGCAGAGCCTCTGAAACACGGTCGATACGCACCAGATCGATCACATGGCCATGATGCTGCGCGGCGCACTCGACGGCACGCGTGCGGTCCAGGTGCACCGAGCAGTAGTGCCGGCTGCCAACGGCCAGCCAGGCAGATGGTCGAAGATCATGCGTCATCGTCCGTGGCCCTCATCGGGTAATGCCAGGCGTCGTGTCCAGTTCACCAGGCTGCGTGGGTGGCACGCCACCGCTCCAGCGGCTGCGACCCATCCACAAAAAAGCCACGATGCCGGCCGAGACGACCAGCAGGGTCAGCCACGCGGGCAGCAGGGCCTGCATGGCCAGCGCGGCCGCAGCCGCGTGCAGCGCGATGTACTGCCGGCGCATCTGCCTGGGTGCGCTGGACGGACTCATGACGTTGAGCCGCGCCACGCACATCACCCACGCGGCCACGCCCAGCGCCGTCGAGAGCAGCACGACAGCGATCTCCCACGTCATGCGCCGCCTCCGTGCCTGTTGATGCGCTCGCGCACGTGGCCGGCCAGCCACTGGCCGATGCGCTGCCAGTCGTCGCCGATGGCGCCGATGGCAAAGGCAATGGGACCCATCAGCGTCACGGGCTCAAGCCCGAACGGCAGGTAGGCGGCCATCAGGCGCGAGACCATCCACGTCGCCATGACGGCCGTGCCGCAGATGCGCGCGATGAAGAGGCTGGTTCCGTGCCACGGCCTGCGCTCGCCGCGCTCGAGCGCCCACCCGGCACCGATGGCTGCCGACAGCACGACCACGGCATACGGGCCGATCACCTCGGCCAGCGACGGACCGACAAAAGCCGTAAAGATGGAAACGGCAACCGCAACGGGATCGAGGTTGTTCACGGACACAGGCATGCAGGTCAGATGGAGATACCGGCGCTCCACCCTGTGGATCTGAAAACGGCCAGCTTGTCCTCGTCCTCGATGTAGGCGAGCCACCCGACCTGTGGCGCGTGGTACTCCCAGCTGCCGGCAATGCGCACGGCAATCTGGTTCGTCTTGCCGGCCCAGGCGCCGGTGGCGGCCGCCGGCACGATGTAGCGGTCGCCGTTGGCGGGACTGGCCGGCGGCGCGGTGAGGTCGCGGTCTTTCACTGACAGGCAGACAATGGCGCCCAGGCGCTTCAGGTTGGCGTCCATCTGCGTGTGCCAGCCTGATTCGCCAAGCGTCCAGCCGTAGGCAAGACCAAGATTCGGGTCAGTCAGCGGCATTGCCCATGATCGGGCTCAACCATCGTGCGCCGCGACATGAACGGGTTCAGCAGGCGCCACATGCCGGGCATGGCATCGATTCGGCATGCCCGGCGTCGCTGCGGGCGGTGCCGCCCAGGCCCGTCAGACGCCTCCCCAGTACTGCCCCCAGCGCAGCCCCCAGCCGGCGCGTTCGACGGTGCACGCATGTGCCTGCCAGCTCGCAAGACCGTCGCGCACGGATTCGACCTCGACGGTGACGCGGTCTCCTGCCGTGGCGGCATCGGTGGCTGCGGCGGCAACAGTCCATGTCCACGATGTGGCAGCAAGGCCCGTCTGTGTGCGCACCACGGTTCCATTGCGGTCGCGCACGCGCACCGTGTAGGTGGTGCCAGGCTCCGGGCCGATGCTGGCGGCGCTTTGCGGAGTCAGGCTCACCGTCTGGCTCAGCCGGTCGCGGTGCGCCCATGTGATGACAAGATCACCGCTCACCACCTGCGGGTAGGCGACGCCATTCATGCGCATGTCGCCTGGCGGGTAGGGTCTGTTCTGCCGGCGGTTCATCGCCAGCGAATCGGTTGGTGCCTCCGCCAGCGACAAGGTACCGCGCCCGGTGACGGTGAGCAGGCGCGCGTTGACGGTCTCGCCCGTGGCGTACTCGGTCGGATCGACACCCTGGAATCCGTCGGCAAACCAGATGCGGCTGCCGGCCGCATGCGCAGCGGGCACGGTGTCGAGCACGCCGCGGTTGATGGTGAGCGTTTTGGCGGTGGTGTTGATCGCCGTGATCGCGACGGCCTCGTCGTCGATGTAGGCATAGCTGCCCACGGCCACCAGGTCGATGTCCACCTCGCTGTGGTAGCTGATGGTGCTCGTGACAGCCTGACCGATGGAAGCCGCCAGCACCGCGTGCGGAGCGAACTCGCCCTGGCCGCGCGCCTCATAGGAAGTCGCCGAGCTGGTCTTGCTGTGCAGCTCGTAGTTGATCGCACCGGCCGCCGGGCGTCCTGCCAGCGTTTGCAGGAAGCAGTCGGTTGGGTCCAGATAGGCCAGGTCGGCGGCGCTCAGGCTGCGTGCGATGTCCCAGTACGGCGCCTCGATGAGCCGGCGCGGACTGGCCGCCGACGGCGCCGGCGTCGGATCGACCCACCCCGTGGGCGGCGGCGCCGTGTAGCTGGCCTGCGGCAACCCGAAGACGTCCTCAACGGCATCGATGCTGATCGCGCCATCGGTGAGCGTTCCGCCATCCACGGCGGCGATGCGCATGACGATGCCACCGATGCCAAGCGGCGGCCACTCGAGCCTGAACACGTCGCCAGGCGCCAGGCTCCAGGCCTTGCGGTTGACCTTCAGGCGCACCTTGGCAAGCGGCGCTGACACGGAAGACAGATCGCGCATCGCCACCCTCGCTGCGAGTCCTGGCGATGTGATGCCGGGATAGCGCCGCGTCTGCGACACGACCGCGCCCTGCGCCTGGATGTTGGCCAGATCCTGCACCGTGACCGTGGCGTCCTTGAACGTCTCGCGGTCCGTGTAGACGACCACGATCTCGTTGACCGTCTCGCCCCAGGCTGCGCGCTGGAAGCTCTCGAGCTCGATCACGTTGTACGGATCGAGCACCGGCAGTGTGGCCACGCTGTAGTCGGCGCGCACCAGCCTGAGCACGAAGCGTCCGGTCGATGGCGATGTCGTCAGCACGCCGCCGATGTGGTCGAGCACCTCGCGGATGAACTGCTCGATCGTGCTTTGCTGCGTCCAGATGAGGTTGAGACCGAATCCCTCGTCAGCGAGCGTGTCCGCTGCGGCCGTGAACGATGCGTCGTCGATGCTCGACGCAGGGTAGCCCATGCCCCAGCTCGAATTGGTCAGGCACTCGTAGATGATGTGCGCAGGGTTCGCCGACGCGTCGCCCTCGCTTTCCATGATCTCGGCCTGACCTGGATACCAGCCGCGCCAGCAGCGCTTGAGCCGCACTGCCCATGGCTTGACGTAGGGATTGTTGGAGGCGACGCACACCTGCCGCAGGATCAGCGACAGGACTCCCCGGTAGGCTGGCTGTGGCGTGCCGAGCCTGGCCTGCAGGTAGTCGTTGGGCGCCTGCGTGGCGCCGCCGAACGCAACGTCCACGGGGCCGTAGACGCCTCCCTCGCGCTTGTCGCCACCGAACAGCTGCGGCGCGTTGATGTCGATGCGGCCACTGGCGGTGATGCTGCCGGACCACGCCTGGCGATCGCCGACCTGGATCTCGGTCACCGCATCCACCGGGCCGTGGCACACGACCATGTGCATGCCAAGGTGGTAGCGGTATCCGACAGTCTGCTTACGGCTGCCGCCCATCCTGTTTCTCCTGCTGCGCGGCGCGGCGACGCGCGACATCGACGACCGCCTGCGCCATGGCGTCGCCGGTGGCCAGCAGCTGCGCGGCCGGCAGTCCGGCGCTGATGAACGTCGCCCAGTCGAGCCCGTGGCGGGCGAACCACTGCCGCGCGCCGCGGTTGCAGTAGTCGAGCGCTCGCATGTCGGCGTGCGTGACGGTCACGTCGCTCACTTCTTGCCGCCCTTGGACTTGATCGGCGTGGTTCGCAGGTCGCCGTACCACACCACGTTCGGACTCTTGACGAGCACGGTGCCGAAGACAACCGGGATCGGACGCCCCTCCTCGGCCGTTGGCGCCTCGATGTCCTGCAACCCAGCCGGGCGCGGCTTCGGTGGCTTTGGTGCCAGCGCGTACTGGATCAGTGTCGTGACGATCCAGACGGCGATGTAGGTCCACGGCATATCAGTAGATCGGACTGGAGCCGAACGGGTTTTTGGATGGGATGAACGGGAAACCGCCGAAGTTGTCGGCGTTGGCGAACTTCGCAGCGCACGTGGCCAGGCTGTGGTCGCAGCCTGGATAGAGCATCACCGGGGCCCCAACGGCCAAGCCGGAAGGCGTGGACGCCAGCGTCACTGTGGCTCCGGCGTGCGCGGTGATCATCCGTTTTTCGGTGACGAGGCCGGCCGCCCACGTCGCGTAGCCCCCTGCAAAGTGCCCGTCGCTGAACGATGCCGCAGCCGCGACGCTGACCGTGTTCCCTGAAACCGCCAGGACAGATCCGGTGACCCTGTAAGCCACCGAGCTCACCTTGCAGTCGGTGCCGTAGAGCACGTGTGTGCAGGTGCGCTGGTACATGCGCCGCAGCCCGGTGCGCTGCAGGCTCGTGTAGGCCGGCTCGCAGTTGAGCTCGACCTCCGAGCCGCGCCACTCGGCATTGAGCACGCGCCCCATCCACACGGCGAGCGTTTCGCTGTCGTCGCGGTGGCGCCGGTAGATCGTCAGCAGCGTGACCTCTGCCGGCGGCGCGACGATGAAAGCATGGGCCACCTCGGCGTCGCGCGGCAGCGTCACGCGCAGGCCGGCGCGCCCCAGCTCTGCGGTGCGCTCGAGGCTGCTGCGCCGCATCGGCACGGGAATGTATGTGGATCCAATGTGCACCTGCGACTGCGCGGCGCTCGTGTATCTCCAGGCGGCAGTGCCGCGGCGGAACTCGTAGAGCTCGACCGGGCTGCCGGCATCGGTGGATCTTTCGCGTGCGTCCAGGCTCACAGGTCGTCCCTCACACTGCGCAGGCCCAGCACCACCTCGGCGATCTCGTCGGTGTGGTGGGCGATCTCGACGGCGTCGGCATCCAGGCGCACGAGCCGCATGAAGCAGATCTGCCGCACGTCCTGCGGCAGCACCGTGGCGCCGAGCGCGCTCTCGAGACCGAGCTGCTCGGTGTCGTCGTTTATCTCGTAGGCGCCGCTGATGCGCGCGAACAGGCGCTGCCCGCTGATGGTGGTGATCATGATGTCGCGCCGGCCGACTGCGGCCGGCACGGACACTGCATAGCCGGTGTTCTCGACGGTGATCGAGGTGTCGGCGGCGCCGACTGCTGCGGCCAGACGCAAATCCGACTGTCCGCTTGGCATCCAGAATGGAGCCAGGCGTCCCGCACGCGCCGCGAGCCAGCGCCTGAACGCGACGACCGCCGCGCGCCCGTTGAGCAGCCAGCGATGGGTGCGGCGCACGCTGGCCACGCCGGACAGGTCATCGACCGCACGGCGACCCGTCAGATGGTCGATCTGGATCGTTTTGCGGATGTAGTCCACGTCCAGCGGCTCGGCCCAGTCGTTGGCATCAAGAAGCACCGGGTATCCGCGGTACGTCGTGGCGGCCGCCGCAGGGTCGATCGGCCACTCGTCCTCGAAGTCGAATCCGACCGTCGCGTCGGCCAGTGCCGAAGCCTCGTGCGTGATGCGCAGGTCGTTGCGCAGTCTGGCCGGCATGGCAGGCACGATGCGTGTGCCGGCCGGCCACGCGCGCTGCAGCGGGGATTTGATCGTGACGCTGCTGGCGGTCAGTGACGCCACCTCGGCGAGCTCAAACTGCGCGCCCCGCACGAAGGCCACGAGCGCGTCGGCGGCAAAAGCCCGGTTTGTCGTGTCCACGGTGACCGTGGTGGCGCCGGCGGCGATGGGCACGGACGAGATGGCGGCATCCGTCCAGACCGGAAGCGCGTACACGCGCGCCTGCCAGGCCAGCAGCAGGTTCTCCATCCTGACACGGTCGCGGTCGTTGCCGACGAGCAGCCGGTACTCCATGGCGCGGCGCGGCGCGGCCCGCAGACGCACGCGCTGTTCCACTCCGGCGTGCGACTCGAGCACATCGGTCAGCCACTCGAGCCGCTCGACGACAGGCTGCTCCCAGTTGGGCGGCACCGCCCATCCGATGATGCGCCGTCCCGTGACGCGCAGCGCGCCGGTGCCGAGCACGAACAGGAAGGAGAATGTCGCATCGAATGCGGGCGGGCCGTCGGTCGTGACGGCCAGCTCATACTGCCTGGCCTCGCAGGCGCCGAACGTCGTCGGCTCTGGATAAGGCCCGTAGACGTAGATGCCGTCGCCGCCGGCGGCGTCGATCTGCGTGAGCGTGTTGGACTGCGGCCAGGCGTTCCAGACCTCGACATTGCGCGTCTGCTCGGAGGCGACACTTCCCAGCGCGAAGCTCGACGGCCGGATGTGGATGCGGAAGTAGAAGTCCTCGAAGTAGCTGGCCAGCGCGGCCCCCGCCTTGGCCTGTTTCGCAGGCACCGACACGTTCGGCTGGTAGGCGCAAGCGCCCGCCAGTGCCGCAGGTGCCATGCTCGCGGACCACGGGTAGATCGCCGCGACGGTGTCGCCGTCGCGGCTGAGGTTTTGATTCAGCGAGCCGGCCTGCGCAGCCGACAGCGTGACGCCGGTGAGCGTGGGCATGGGTGAGCCTTGCGTTGCGTCACGGGCCGTCGTAGCGCACGGCCATCGCGATGGTTCCAGAGTGGTTCGCGGTACTGGATGTCGATGCGTCGCGGCTTGCGGTGTTCTTTCTGTACACCGGTGCGACGAACCAGCGCTCGGGCCCGAGAGTGAGGATCTGACCGTCGTTGAGATTGTCGTTGCGCGTCATCCGCAGGTGCGAGAGCTCGGCAGCGTGCGACCACAAGCCAGATGGCTGTGCGGCCATGATGTGCATCCGCAGCAGCACCGCTTCGCCATTCCATGTGTTGGGTTGGGTGGCCAGCAGGGGCGCCACCGAAAAGGTGGCTCTGGCGTTGTCTGGATTGGCAGTGGATGAACCGATAGGGTTGCTCCACCAGCCGTACCCGTTAAAGTCAAGGTAGATAGAACTGTTCCTGACGCTTGCAGCATCGTTGGGCTGCCAGAACGGCGCGCCGGAGGTGTATCCGACGCCACTGCCAATGCTGCCGTTGACGTGGATCGCGACTCCGCTGGACGTGTTGATGTCTGAAGGTGCGGTTCCCCATTGCCACAGACAGTTCCCGTTCACACCAAGGTTGACCGCCTGGCCGATCGCCAGCCACTGCCACCAGCTGACCTGGTAGTTGACGGCGACGATGATGTCGTCCGGGGCCGTGTGGATGAAGATGTGGTAGGTCAGCGGGTAACTCAGCAGCGTGTTGCCAGCGGCTCCCAGCCGGTTCGTGATCCCGACCTGTTTGGAGGCTGGCGTGTTCAGCGTGCCACCGGAGTAACCAAGGGCGGCCTGTACCAGCAGGTTCAGGCCGCTGACCGTGAGCTTGCCGTAGATGACGCCCTTGTACAGCATGCTGTTCGTCGAGTCCCAAGTCCACCCGTTCGCGGTGGCTGCGGCGACGATCGCATCTCGAAGTTCGGTGGCCGAGTTCGCGGTGCCGGTGGCATATGGCATCAGGAAAGCTCCATCGCGATGTAGTCGCCGAACCCGGTGCGCGAGACATCCTGGATGACGACGTAGTTCTTGCCGCCGATCGTGAGCGTGTTCTCGACGACGTTGTTGAAGCCGGTGATGTGGTAAATGCCGTCGAGCACGCCGTAGATGTTGCCGCTGTCGTAGAGCATCACCGGATACAGCGCGTAGGTGCTCTCGGCGGGCCGCACGCTGTTGGCCATCGTGGTGCTCTGCCACGGCGTCGTGAACGGCGTTTTCCATGTGCCGTCGTTGAAGTGCATGCGCAGGTTGCTGCGGTTGCCTTTCCACGGCATCGAGTGCGTCGTCTCCGAGTAGCGGGTGGCCGAGGCGCTCGTGAGCATCCCGGCCGCAAACAGCGGCTGCGGGTACTGGCTGGGCGCGGCGAACGGGAAGAACTTGCCGATGCCGAATGACTCGTAGACCGGCGTGCCGACTTTCATCGCCACATTCAGCCGCTGGCCGTTGACCGCGATCCAGTAGTCGATGCGGATGTTGTGCGCAGGCACACCCAGGATCGGCGAAATGCCGGGCTGCGTCGCAAACGAGTTGCCTGCGACGAAGCCCTTCATCGTGGCCACGGCGAGGTTGTAGTAATCGAGGCTCGCGTCCTGGTAGCAGTACACGCCGCAGAAGATCTGCTCGGTGCCTGACAGCCCGGGCGCCATCATGATCAGCTCGCGGTTGGCCACCGACGTGTCGTACCGCAGGATCGTCCAGCCCTCGGCCAGGCACACGTCGCGGATCTTCTCGAGCATCTTGTAGTGCGCGAGCATGTCCGTGTTGTCCACGAAGCCGACATAGGCTGTCATGTCATTTCACCCATTGACTCACATGAGGATTTGCCTGATGGCGCCGGCATTGCGCGTGATGACATTGACCAGCACCCGCTCGCCGGCCGGTGATTCGAGATAGTCGCGCGCCAGCTCGGGATCGACGGTGTTGACGATGCGGATCGATTGCTGCGCAGGCGTGGACTGCACCACGGCCGGCACCATGCCGCCAGCCGCGAAGGCCAGCCGCCCACCGGACCAGACAGGCGGTGCGCGCAGGCCGTTGATCGCATCCAGGAACGCGACACCGAAGCGACGCACGGCCTCGGCGCGCACCACGTACTCGCCAGCCGACAGCCGCGCCGGAATGGAGTCGGAGGTCGACGTGCCGGGACCGCTGACGTAGCCGCCAGAGGCGAATCCGATCGCCTTGAGCCCCGACGAGATCAGCGCCCCGAGGCCGGATCCGCCACCAGGTGCGCCGCCGAACAGCGCCTCGGCGAGCTTCTGTGCCGCGATGCGGTTGATGGCCGCGATCACCGAGCGCGCAAAGTCGAGGAAGGCATCCTTGGCCGTCTTCGCGCCCGAGCCGATCTGCTCGAACATCGAGGCGAAGGCGTCCTGCATCTGGCCGGCGATCTTCGTGCCGAGGTTCTCGGCCACCGGCTGCGTCTTGAGGATCTCGGCGCGCAGCCCGTCCATCCGCCGGGCCACTTCCTCGGGCGGGAAGAGCCGCTGCATCGCGGCCTCGAGCACGGGAAGCAGCTGCTCCATGGCCGCACGGGCATCGGCAGCCGCCTGGGTGATGCGCTGCTGCGCCTGCGCTTGCGTGAGCACTCCGGCGTCACGCAGCACGTTGGCGTTGTCCTGCGCCTGGCGCATGGCGTCGAGCGCCTGGCGCCACTGAGCCTGCAATGCGTCGAGGTTGCGGCTGGCGGCCTCGACGTCGATCAGCCGGTCGATGAGGCTGCTGTCCTGGCCCTCGGCGGCCAGCCGCGCCTTGAGGTCGCGGTACGAGCGCTCGATGGCCTGGCGCCGGTCGGCGTCCGTTTCGGTGCCCGTGAGCTGCGCGAGCTTCAGGCGTGCTTCCTCGAGCGCGTCGGCCAGTTCGCGCTCGGCGCGCGCCGCCTCGCGGGCGTTGGCACGCTCGACGTCGGCGCGCCTGTTGTTGAGCACGATCAGCTCGGCCTCGAGCCGCTGCACCTCGCCGCGGGCACGGATGCGGTCGGACTCCGAGGATTTCGGGTCGCGCGTGATCGCATTCTGTGCGGCAAGCAGCTGCCGCTGGCGCGCGATCTCGGCGTCGATGCCCTGCTGTTCGAGCGCGGTCTTGCGCGCGTAGTACTCGCCCAGCGACACCAGACGGTCCTGCAGGCTGTCCTCGAGGGCTGCCTTCTGGCGTCGCAGGTTGTCCTCGACGAGCGCGAGCTCGGCGTCCAGCGCATCCTTGGCCGCGGCCAGGCGCGCGGCATCGGTGCGCTCGGCAGCCGGGGCCTTCTTCGCGAAGGCCGCGCGGATGACGGCCTCGTCACGGCGGAACTCGGCGGAGTCGATTGGTTTGCGCGCCTCCTGGTACTTCTTGCGCAGCTCGTCGAGCGCGGCCTTGAGCGGGTCGAGCCTGGCGCGGAAGCCGTCGACGAACTGCTCGATCGCCTTGCCCTTGAGGCCGAAGGTGTCGTAGGTGGCCGCGGCCGTCTCGCGCTCTTTGGCCTCGATCTCGGCAAGCGCGGCGCGGTAGCGCTCGAGCTGGCGCGCGTCCTCGTCGATCTTGCGTGCCAGATCCGGCGACGCGCGGCCGCGGTAGGTGGTGCGCAGCGTTTCCTGCCGCACGCGCTGCAGCGCCTCCAGCCGCTCGATCTCCTCGCGCAGTGCGGCCGCGTCACCGCTGCCGTAGCGCGCCTCGCGGTCGCGCCGCGCGAGGACCTCCTGCGCGCGCTCGGCCGACTGGCGGGCCTTGTCGGCGGCTTCCTGCGCGCGGTTGCCCCACAGCGCCCACGCTGTGGCGCCGGCAGACAGCAGCGTGAGGATGAGCCCCAGAGGACCGCCCACGAAGGCCAGCGCGGTGGACAAGCCGCGCGCGACGCCGGTGCCTGCAGCCATCGCTGCGGTGAGCGCAGCCTGCGCGGCGGCGAGCTGCTGCTTGGCGGGCACGAGCTGGCGCTCGACGATGGCCAGCCTCGCCATGCCGCTGGCGTTGGCCAGCGCGGCGTTGGCCGAGGCCAGCATCGCCTGCGCCTTGGCGACCTCGTGGGCGGCCAGCGCCTGCGCGGCGACGGCGGCCTGGCGCTCGGCGGCGATGCGCGCGAGCAGACCCGCGACGTAGCTCTTGACGGCCAGGCCGCCGCGCACGGTGGCGGCGGTGAGCGCGCCCGCGGCCGCCACCGCCACGACGCCGAGCACCTGCTCGATGTTGCGCGCCACCGCGCTGATCGCGCCGGCAATGCCCGCCGTCGCTCCGGTGGCGGTGTTCAGGCGGTCGACCACGCGGCCGAAGGCGTCTGCGAGCTGCGATGCAGACTGGCCGACGGTGCGCGGCATGCGCTCGGCCTCGGCGCGCAGCTTCTCGAGCTGCGGAGTGAGTGCGCGGGTGATGACGTCGGTGGTCAGCAGTCCCTGCTCGGCCAGCGCGCGCAGCTCGCCCACCGGCAGGCCCAGCCCGTCGGCCAGCGCCTGCGCCAGGCGGCCGCCGTTTTCCATGATCGAGTTGAACTCGTCGCCGCGCAGCACGCCGGAGCCGAGAGCCTGCGAGAACTGGCTCACCACCGACGCGGCCTCGGCGGCCGAGGCGCCCGAAACCCTGAGCGCAAGCGCCGTGGCCTCGGTGGTCTGCGCGATCTGCTGCTGCGTCAGGCCGTAGTCGCGCGCCGTCTGTGCGAGCCGTCCGTAGAGCGTGGCCACCGATGCGTAGCCGGCACCGGTGGCCGCGGCGACGCGGTAGGCGAACTGCTGCGCCTGCGCGAATTCGCGCAGCGAGCCGGTGGCGAGCCTGAGCCTGGCATTGACCGACTGCACCTCGTCGGCCAGCCGCACCAGGCCCACGAGGCCCGACTGCAGGCCCAGCGCGCCCTGAAAGGCCAGGAAGGCGTTGCGCGCGGCCTGCAGCTGGCGCGAGATCGACTCGATGCCCGCGCGCGTCTTGCCCAGCGCAGCGCCGGTGCTATCCTTGGCCGTGATCCTGAGCGCGACTTCGAGGTCTTTTGCCATGCTCGGCCTGCTCGGTCAGTTCGTCTGGTACGTGCTCGTGATGGCCGGTGCGGTGTTCGCCGTGCTGTTCCTGCCGGGGTGGTGGTGGGCCGTCATGGCGGCGGCGCTGGTGGCCGTGATCGCACTGTCGGTCGCCAGCGGCCTGGGCTCGCGTCGCGCAAAGCGCGCACTCGGCTGGCTGTTCTGGACGGACGAGCGCTTCACCCGCTGACCTCCTTCACCCACCCAACGCGGAGCGCGCCGCGGCGATGATCGCGTCGAGCGATAGATCGACGGACCGCTCGGCAAGCCGCGCCTTGATCCGGCTCCATGCAGTGTCCGATCGCACGGCGGCGAGGAACTCGTGCCCGGCCCAGGTCAGCGTCACCCCGTAGCAGACAAATCCGGCGCGCGGAGCGTCGGCATTGCAATGGCCGGTGATGAGACCCGCCTGGATGAGCAGCCACAGGTGGTAATTCACCGCCTCGGCCGGCCATTGCGGGAAGCGGTCCGCGAACCAGCGCGATGACAGATCCCCTTCGGCCTCGATGCGCGTCAGGATCAGCCGGATCAGATCCCATTCACGCTTCACGCTGCATCTCCTTCACCCACTGCTTCCAGTCCTTCGCGGCGGCCTGCGCCGCCCGCGCGGCGACGGCCGCCTCGAGCAGCCTGTCGCGTGCAATGCGGGCGCACGCCGCCGAGAAGTCGCGGGCGAGCGGCCACGGCATGTCCATCACATCGGCGTAGGCGAATCCGGCTGCGACCAGTCTGGCGACCCACTCGTGCCACCAGAGGCGGTCGCTGCGGGCATCGCGGCGAGACGCTCGGCTGCCTGCGCGATCGCCGGCAGCACCCGGCGCACGAAAAAATCCGCGTTGACCTCCACCACCCGCGCGGCCAGATCCACCAGGACGTCGGCGTCCTGCTGCTCGAGCCAGGAGCGCTCGACACCCGCGCCGATGGCCGTGGCGGTGACGAGGGCATCGGCGTGGCGCGCCAGCGCCGCGAGGATGTCGCCTGCGGCCAGGTCGCGCGCGATGGGCTCGACGGCGGCCAGGAAAGCCGGCAGGTTCTTGACCTTGACCGGTCCGATGACGGTGGGCGCTGCGGCCGAGTGGTCTTGCATGGTCGGTTGTCCTTCCGGCACCACGCCGGATCAGCGCCTTGCGTCAGGTGGATTGCAGGATGAGTCGGCCGAACTGGCCGAGGCTGCCGTCGGAGGGCTTGGTCACGTCGGCAAGCACGCGCCCGGACAGCTCGAAGCGCTGCAGTTCGTCAGAGATCAGCGACAGGTCCTTCGTCGGGTTGATCGCCACACGGTACAGATCGACGATCACCGGCTTGTTGCCATCGGCGGTGTTGATGCCGTCGAAGCGCAGCCACACCTCGGGCTGGGCGCTGCGGAACATCGCCGTCGTCTTGGCCGCGCCGTAGCTGTAGTCGACCTTGAACGGCTGCACGTAGGGGCCGCCGGTGGTGATGTCGTTGAACGTGATGGCGCCCTGCGCCGCATGCACCGTGTACTGGGCGCTGGGCAGCGTCTTGGGCGTGCCTGACGAGTCGGTCACGACGACGCTGGAGACGAACTGGCGCGCCAGCAGTCGCGTCTCGCCGACGGCGATGCCAGAGGGCAGCGCCTCGGCGGTCACCGTGCCTGCGGTTACCGAGCTGGTCACACCGAACAGCGACAGCTCGAGGTTCTCGGCCGAGAGGTCTTCGAGCGTGCAGCTGAACTCGCCGTCCTTGCTCTTGATGAGCTGCAGGTCGGTCAGGCGCTGGCCCGAGTAGCTCTCCTTGTGCTCGATGGTCTCGACGCTCAGGCTGATCTTGAGGTCGGGCACGTTGCCCACCCAGCGAAGCGCCAGCGGGTTGCCGTTGTTGTCGCGCGCGGCCAGATAGACGCGGCCCTGGCCCGAAAAGTAGCTCATGGCTTACTCCTTCGTGAGTTGAACTTCGCACGTGAACCGCAGCGGCAGCAGCGCCGCTGGCGGCTCGAAATCCACGCCTTGCGCGCCGGCAAAGCGCAGCGGGCGCATGGCACCTGCCGGCTGCCAGCCGGCCAGCGCGCCAAAGGCGTCCTGCAGCATGTCCAGCGCGCCATGACGGGCGGCAGCACCATCCTGCGGGCGCATGGCATTGCGCGAGACGGCCACCACCAGCCAGCCCGCCTCGGCCACGGCGGCGTCGCGCGCCGACGCACCGTCCTTGACGGCGAGCCCGTCGAAGACCACGACGAACGCCGGCGCACGGACCTTTTCGAAATCGTCGGCGGACGTCGCCGCCAGCGCTTTCACGCCCGTGGTGGCCAGGCGGTCGACGATGGCAGTCTCGACGGCAGCCAGGCTCACAGGGCCTCCATGTGGCGGCGGATGATGTCCAGGATCTCGCTGCGGCCCTCTGCCGAGAGGCCCATGAACGGGCGCGCCGGGATGCGCGTCTTGCGCCCGCGGCCGGCCAGACCGCCGAAGTTGTGGATGGCAGCGATGCGGTCGCGCTTGCCGCCACCTGCCGATACCGTCGCGGTGCTGTCGGTGACGGACGCGACCCGCACGCTGTTGCGCAGCAGCCCGGTGTCCAGCAGTGGCTTCGCCCCCGTGGAGAACGTGCGCAGGGTCGCAGCGCGGCGCTTCTTGAGGCCGGACGGCGCGCTGCGGCGCGCGCGACCGATGATCGCCGCAGCCGTCAGCGGGCGCCACCGCTGTCCGTCGGGCGTCGTGGACGAGTCGAACCGCTCCAGGATGTCGGAGCGGACGGCCTGGGCGATGGCGGCCATGGCCGGACGCAGGGATGCGGCACGGGCGGCCAGCCGCTGTAGCGCCTGCCGCACGTCCCGGTCGTCGTACTCGATGAGGATCACGGCCCCATCCCCTGCAGGGCGGCATCCGTCATGACGCGCGCAGGGGCCCACCCTGCGGCCACGCCCACGGACCCGACCTGATCGCCACCGCCAAGCGCAAGGCGCAGGCGGCCAGACGCAATGTCGCGCAACGTGGCCACGGCCCGCAGGTAGGCCACCGTCACCGGGTGTTCTTCCGGCAGGTGACGCTGGTAGAGGTTGTAGCGGGCCACGTCACACACCAGGCGCTTGAGCAGCTCCGGCGCAGGATCTGGAAGCGGCAGCGCGGCAACCGACATGACGTAGCCCAGCACCTCGGCTTCCGCATCGGCCAGCGCGGCGCTGACGGCGCCGGCTGTCTCGGCCCCGTTGCCGTCAAGGTCTGCGAGCTGCGCGATGTCCTGCGCGGACAGGCGCATCTCGAACTGGGCGCGGCCAAGGATGGGCATGTCAGGCCTGCGCCTTGACGCGACGGCGCGCAGGCGCGGGCGGCACGTCAAGCATGCCGTCCAGCACCGGGTTGGACGTCACGGCCGCCGGCGCCTTGTCCAGCGTCCGCGCCGCACCCGCATCCAGCAGCGGCGCGGCGGCGACATCGTCGAGGTCCACCTGCACTCCGGGGCTGAGCGCCTGTCTGCCCAGCGTGGCCTGTTGCAGCATGAGCAGCCGCATGGCCTGTCAGTTGCTGGTGACGACCTTGACCAGCGCGGCCGGCTGGTGGCACAGCGGCAGGCTGTTGCTCTGCGTGTGCAGCGTGTAGCCGCGGTCGCCATCCTGCGCCCAGACCTTGGCGTAGATCGGCTGCGCCACGGTGTTGACGGTCTCGTTGAAGTCCGCCGGGGCGAAGTAGGTGGCGAACAGGTCGGTGGTGCCCACCGGGATCGCGTGGCCTTCGTTGGCGGCGATGAAGCGCTGGCCGTTGACGCTGGCGCGGTATTGCTCGAACACCACGCCGTAGACCTGGATCTGGTTCATGGCCGAGGCCATGAACTGCTGCGCCGTCGGGGTGTTCTTGATGTAGTCCACCACGGCCGGGTGCACCACGAGCTTGGCCCAGAACTCCGGCGAGACGAACACGTGCACGCCGGTCATCGTGTCGCCCATCAGGTTGTCTTCGATCTGGTTGACCAGCGCCTCGCACTTGGCGCGGATGTTGGTGGTGCCGGTGCCCAGCACGAAGTCCACCGACGCCTGCGTCACGCCGAAGTGCTGGTAGAGGTCATACAGCACGGTGCCCGCGCCGTCGGTGACCACGCCCTTGATGGCGCCGAAGCGCTTCCACTCCAGCGTCTGGTCGTGCTTGACGCGCATGCGCTGCAGGCGGTAGGCGATCTCGTCCTGCATCGTCGCCATGCCGTCTTCCTGGCCGAAGGCGCGGATGCCCATCACGTCCATCGGGTGCACAAAGTCCTCGTGCACCGTCTGCTTGATGCGGAACGACAGCGTGCGCCGGGTCGAGGCGCTGGCCTTGGTGCCCTCGCCGCCCCACTCGTGATCGGGCAGCAGCGCCAGACCCGAGGAGCGCTCCTCGATGACCACGTCGCGGGTGGCCAGCGGACGGTTGCGGAAGATGCCCAGCTCGCCGATGCGGCCCCACTGGCGCGGCATCTTGTTGATGGCGACAGTCAGCTCGCCGATGGTGAAGTCGGTGATGTTCATGTTGTGATCTCCCTGAGCGGCGCCTGTGTGCTTACACGGTCTTGCGGGCCAGGATGCCCAGCGCCTTCAGTTGCGCGATGGCGGCATCTTTCTGGGTGTTGGTCGGGCTGCCGGCCCAGACCAGGCTGTCGCGGTCGACCACGATGGCGTGGCGGGCGACGATCACGCCGGGCTTGTCGCCGCCGGTGGCGTCCACCGCGTCGAAGGCGATGCCGATGGCGTTTTGCGTGCCGTCGGAAGCGGCCGGGTTGAAGGCAGCCACCTTGCCGCTGGCGGTGATGCGGCCCACCACCTGGCCGGGCACAAGGTTCTGGCCGGATGCGACGGTCACATCCTCGCGGCTGTAGCCGTGCGGGGCCTCATATTTCAGAAAAGCCCCGATGGTCTTGGTCATGGTCGGCATGGCCACACTCCTTTCAGACGTTGTTCAGCGTTTGGGCGCGGGTGCTGACGCGCTCGACGGCGGCCAGCAGCGCCTGCAGGCGGTCTTGCGGCTCGGGCTTGGCGGCGGCGCGGCTCATGGCCTGCGACGAGAACAGCGCCGGATTGGGCTGCGGACGGGAGGCCTTGGCCACGGCGCGCAGGTCGACGGCGAAGGCAGCAAACGCTGATTCGCTCATCTCCAGATACGGCTTGATCGCGTCGCCCTGCGGCGCGTCGCGGCCGATCTCATCGAACAGGGCGGACAGCTGCTCGGCGCGCCGCTCCTGGCGCACGCGCTCGAGCTCCGCCTGCAGGTTCTTGACCTGCTCTTGCAGCCCTGCGATCAGGGCTTCGTCTTCGGCAGTGCGAGACATGGTGGCTTGCTCCTTTGCGGGGCTGGGTTGAGAAACGGGGTCGAACGCGAAGCGCAGCGCGGCAGCAGACGTGGCAGGGTCCGCGCCTACCGGCACGAACGACACCTCGCGCACGCGCGGCTGCTCGAAAACGCCCGCCACGCGCACCTCGCGGCCGTTGACCATGAGCGGTTCCGAGACCTCGCGGAAGTTGGCGCTCATGCCCACCGACATCTGCAGCGGGAAGTCCGAGCGCAAGAGCGCCGCGATCTGGCGGCCGGCGTCGGTGGCGTCGATAAGCTCGCCCTCGATGCGCAGGCCGGTTGCGCCGTCAGGCTGGCGGAAGCGGAAGATGCGCCCCTTGCCGGCGATGGCCTCGACGCTGGCCTGGTGGTCGACCAGCACAGGCAGTTCATCGCCGTCGGCGTTCTGCAGGCCGGACAGGTCGATCACCACGTCGCCGTGCCAGCCGTAGGCCGGCACCACGCCGCCGGAGTAGGCGATGCCCTCGAAGCGCAGCGCGCCGCCGTCCTGGTCCGCAGGGCGGACGGCAAAGGTCAGGGTGTGCAGGCGCTTGTGTGACTCCATGCTCGCCGATGGTGGCGAGCGGGTCGCGGCGCGTCTGGGTGAACGGGTTCGTCGGCAGCGATCGCGTCGCGGCGCATCTGGCTTGCTGCCGCAGCTCAGCGCAATGCGTAGTCGCGCCCGTCCTGCAGCTTGGCGCCAAGCAGCAATTCACGTATACTGACGAAGCGCCCCGTGGTCGGCTGGGCTGTCTGAACCCCTTGTGGGGCGGAGTAGGACGGCAAGATCCCCGGCGGGGCGCTTTCTATTTGCACCGCCGCCAAGGCGTGTAACAGGCGAGGATCGCCATAGTCCTTGACCGTCAGCTGCACACGGAACAGGCGGTCACCGATCATCAGCGCCGCCCACATCCTGAGCACGGCTACAACATCTGGGTTGCGGTGCCGCTCGTCCGCGTGCCGCTCGCCGACGACCGCCGTCAGCGCCAGCTGCTCCAAAGCGGCCAACGCGCGCAGCTCATCGGCGCTCTGATCGGCGTTGTCGCCCATTTTCTGGCGCGAGTGCTTGTTGATCCTGAGCAGCCAGCCCGTATCCTCGTTGGGCAGGCCGCTTTCAGCCTGTAACGCGCGCAAGCGCGCATCGGCAGCGCGCGCCAGTTGCATGTAGGTGAGGCCGGCCCCGAACTCGTTGCCTGTGATCTCGACCACCGGGACCACACCGATTTGCGCCAAGCCTGGCCGCTCACCCCAGAAATCCAGCGACTCCAGCCTTGGCTTGCGGACTTGCGCATTCAGGCCGGACAGCCAGCCGTAGGCCGGCGGCACGCATCCGACGGACGGGGCTTGACGCTTTCCGGCCAGGCTCTGCCGCTTGCAGACGGACAGCCTCTCATCGCGCAGCTTGTTGAGCCTTTCACCCCACCGCCTCGGATCGCCGCCCCATCCTTCATCCGGCACCGCCTCGGCGGGGATCGATTGCGTCACGCCGCCGCGGCGCTGGGCTTCGCGGGCCGACACCGACCGCAAGCTGCATCTGCAGCGAAAGCCGCATGGCGGCGTCCAGCGCTTCCACAGCGGATCGCCCACCGGCCTGATGACGCCATCCATCGCCAGGTGCGAAGGCCGGGTGCGGCTGTCGTTGATGGCGTCGTACATCAGGAACGGCAGGTCATCCGATGCCTCATCAAAGCGCCGCCAGTGCCCGGCCATGTAGGCCGTCTGCACGGCGTTGCGGTAGATGGTCTCGAGCCGGTGGCGCGGCAGGCGCCAGTCCTGCCCGCCTGCCCAGCGCCGGAAGTCCTCGAACGTGCCGCCATCGGCCTGGAACCTCGCCAGCGCGTCGGCCACGGCCTGCACCTGATCCAGCCGCGCGAGACCCGAGGCGGTAAAGGCCAGCGCGCGCTTCTCTGCAGGAAGGCGGTAGAACTCCTCAGGCAGCATCACGCGCTGCGCGCGCGCCTGCGCCACCTGCGCGTCGAAGTCGGCGTCGAAGTCGACGGTTACCGCCATCTGCCCTGCAGGAAGAGGATCTTGAGGTCCCTCTTCATGCGTTCACAGTCAATCTTCTGGCACCTGGGCGATCATGTAGATCGCAGGACAAGATCCGGTGCCTTCGGTCAGAGATGCGGGGGCCGTATTCGGCAACGTCGAGCCTGAGCCAGCCGCGTACAGGTAAGTCACGGCGTTCGTCGAGTTGTTCGCCCGCCCGAGAGACGGCTGCACCGATGCGACCGCCAGTGCGCGCAGCGTCGCTGCCGATGAGCAGATGAAGCTTGCCCAGTAGATGATTCCAGGACGGCACAAGTCTGGCAGAACCAGGGCACCATCCTTGTTGCCCGTCGTTCCGACATTGAGGCCGGTGGCAGAGGCCAGAAGAGCGCCCGGAGCGTCGTTCCCCGAGACGTTCGTGTTCTCATAGATGCCAACGGAAGCAGACCCCGCCGATGCCGTCGTGACAGCCAGCCTGAGGGAAAGGATTTGCAGAGTGCGCGGGACGACGAATGGGATGAAGTACTGACGCGACGCTGTCAGCGCCAATGTGGTCAACGCCGTCCCTCCGGCGTCTCCGATGATGCGAGGACTCGACTGCCGGACGGGCCAGGCGATGGCCCCGGCGTGGTCGAAGCTCGCCTCTCCAAACCTCGGTACCCGCTCTACGCTGGTCGTCGACGTGGCGAAACAGAGCCTGTGCTGATCCAGTGCGATGAACAGTTCGCCAGGCAACACGAGACCGTCGTCTGCCGCAGACTGGATGTCGTAGGACTGACCGCGCTTGATCTGCAGCCGTGGCATCGTCAGAAAGTCCCGCAGTCGATGACGCCGACGTCGAGTGTGACGTAGCCGTTGCCGGAGGCCTTGGTCCAGCTCATCGTCGGACCCATGCGCAGCACGCCGTCGGTGCCGTCGGTGCCCCAGATGTAGCCTGCCGTGCCGCCGGAGACGACGGCCACCTTCTCGTCCGTGGTGCCGGCAGGGATGTTGAGCGCCGCCTTGAATGCGTCGAAGGTGATCTTCTTCTCCTTGACGCCTGCCGTCTCACTGGCGTCGTGCATCAGCACGAGGTCTGCTGCGCCGTCGACGGCAGGCATGGTGGCCAGGTCGTCGATAGGCGGAACGACCGGCTGTCGCGTCGTGGCGTCGGTGGCCACATGCAGCGTGGAGCGGTCGGTCGTGTAGAACTGCTCACCGGCGAGCATCGAGCCCGTCGGCAGGTTGGCCTTGAGGCCGCGTTTGATCTGGATGCGTGGCATGTTGGGGCTCCTTTGGTGTGATGGGTCAGAACTCGCCGCAGTCGATCCACTGCAGCTCGAGGTTGATACGCGCAGCGGCCTTGGCCTCTGGCGTATCGAACTCGGACAGCCGCTGCGAGACGCGCAGCGCGTCCGTCGGCATCGGCCCTGGCGGGCCGACGAGGCCCGGCTGGCCGGCGCCCACGGTCACCGGCTGTTCGACCACCGTCACGAGGATGGACGGCTCGTGCACGACGACGACGTCAGTCACGGCTCATGTCCTCCAGCACGACGAGGGTGGCCTGCTCATAGGTGGTGCGCACGCCGCTTGGGTACGTCACCTCGATGTCGAAGCGGTAGTTCGCAGGCGCCACCTCAGTGACCGCAGCCGGCATCACGAGGTCTATGCGCCCGGCCGCTGGCTGAAGCGTGAGTCGCCCATCAGCGGTGGACGCTTCCATCACCTTGGCGCCAGCGGCGTCACGCACGTGCAGCCTGGCGGCGGCGCCGGTGAGGTCGACAGGGTTGCCGGCGCTGTCCTTGATGACCCAGGTGCGCTGCCATGTGTCTCCGCGATAGATCTTGATGGCTGCCATCACCGGCCCTCTCTTGACGCATCGCCGATAGCCTCGCGCCTGGCGGCGGCGTAGCCCATGATCTCGGCGGCGAACATCGCGCGCTCGAGCGTCTGGCGGAAGGTGCGGTCGTCGGCGTCGGCCAGCACCACCGCGAGCCGCTCCATCAAGTCCTCTGGGTCGCGCGCCGCGCGGATGGCGCTGGCAATCGAGCCGGGCGCAATCGGCCCAGCGCCCAGGTTGGGCAGCGTGCGCTCGATCTCATCCTCGACGGCCTGCTGCGCTGCGGTGAAGCGGCGGCGGTCTGGCTTGGTGCTGTCTGACCGCTTGTCGGCCAGCGTGACGAGGCTGGCGGACATGCCAGCTGGCTGGGCGGCTCCAGTTCCGGCCATCGCGGTGGCATCGTCGGCTGGCTGCTCCTCGAAGTCGTCCGGCTCCAGGCCGTATTTCTCCTCCAGGTATGCGCGCGTGAAGCGCAGCATGCCGGCCTTGACCAGAATTTCGTCGCGCTCGGCGCGCTCGCGCTCCAGCCCGTGCGGGTCTTCCAGCACGACGCGCCCGCGCGGCAACCCGTTGACGTCGGCCAGCAGGTCGGCCACCTGCTGCAGCGCCTGGGTCACGAGCCGCACATCGGCGCGGCGCTTCTCGTCGCGCACGCGCTCGTGCACCTCGCCCAGCGCCCGGTTGCCGCTGCCGCCGTCGGTGCCGCTGGTCAGCGTCTGGCCCAGGATCAGGCGCTGGATGCGGCGGCAGATGGCGGTTTCGAACTCGGTGAACTTGTTGGGGCTGTTGCCGGGCTGGTCCAGCGCCTCGATGCTGTCGATGCTGTTGAGCACGACCACCGGCCCGCTGGATAGCGTGCGCAGCATCTCCAGCAGTGGCTGCTTGTCGCCGTCGGTCTTGCCAACCATCAGCGGGATGGCCGCCTGCTCCAGGAACTTGGCCCACATGCGCCAGCCGTGGGTGCGGAAGAACCACGGCCAGTAGGCCTTGGCCAGCAGCGCCTCGCCGTGCGGCTTGCGCAGGCTCGGCTCGTGCACCGAGAGCACGAAGCCGCCGATGGCAGGCTTGTCCTCGTCGCGCCACAAAAGCGTGCCGTCGGGCTTGATCTTGAACCACTCGAACGGGCAGGCCAGCGTCTGCGCGATGCGGATGCGGCCGGCGTCTTCGGCAAGCACAACCTCCTGCACGGCGTAGCCGAAGAGCACGGCCTCCCACGCGGCGGCCAGGATCGCGTGCGCATGCGGCTCCAGCGCCTCGGTGAGGAACGCGCGCGCGCGGCTTTGCGGGTGCTCCACGCGCCATGGCGTGTTGACGCAGGCATGGCGTCGCGTTTCGACGGCAGCGCTGATCTCGTCGTCGGCCAGCAGCGCGCGCAGCTTGGTGCGCTGGATGCCCAGCTGCTGCAGCAGGTCGTCGTAGTCGCCGCCGGCCAGCCAGCCGAAGCGCGCCAGCGCGCGCTCGATGGCGATGGAGGAACCGAAGGCCGGAAGTGCGTCGCCCCTGATGCGGTCAGGCAGAGCCATGCGCCGCATGATGCGGCGGCGCGGGCGATCATGTCTGGCGGAACGGGTTCCTTGCGGGCGCGGCTGGGTGGCCCTTGGGCTTACCGCGCCTCCGGCGGCCACTGCCGGGCGGCGTGCAGCACGCGCAACACGCGCACCTGCTCGCCGGCGATGGAGTAGATCAGGATGTAGTTCGGGTGCGCCACCAGCTCGCGCGTGCCGGCGACGCGACCTGGGCGGCCCAAGCGCGGGTGATCGAGCAGGTGCGCGGCCTTTTCGGACAGCAGCTCGTCAATGGCCAAGGCGGCGGCTGGGTTGTCGGCTTCGATGTGGTCGTAGATGGCGGCGCGGTCCCGGATGGCCTCGGGCGTCCAGAGAAGCCCCATCACTCGGCGGCGGCCCCAATCAGGCGGCGGGTCGCGGCACGGCGGGCCGAGAACTGGGCTTCGACCTCGGCTGCGGGAATCAAACGCCCAGCCGCAGCCGAGTCCAGACCGGCCTGCACCTGGCGGCGAAACCAGGCGTCGTGCTCGGCGACCGCCTGCTGCTGGCGAACGAAGTCGCGCATGAAGTCGCGCAGCAACTGCGCGGCGTTGCGGTCGCGGCTCTTGGCGGCGGCGGAAAACGCCGCTTTCAGCGCCGCATCGACCCGGAAGGTGAAGGTCGTCTCGCTCACGATGCGCCTCCTGATGTGTTACGCGGTCGGTGCATCGTAGCACGCCCATGAAGGCCTGGCCACGGGCTGGCCTGGTGGCGCCGGCCGCCTGTAGCTCAGCCCGCCTTGCCGCCGGCGCGCGCGCGGTTGAGCGCGAGCAGGCGCGCAAGGATCTCCTCGTCGGGCATCGTGAGCGTGTAGTCGGCCCAGCTGTAGGCGGCGGCCACGGCGGCATCGAGCGCCTGGTGCGCCTGCGCCAGCCACGCCGGGCGCTGGTTGTAGAGGGCGGTCAGCGTGCGGGCCTTGAGCTGCGCCTCGAAACCCGGCTTGGGCACGGGCCGGCTCGGGAAGCCGGCTTGCTCCTCCTCCGGCGTGCGCACCCACTCGACCCACTCCGGCGGGTTCAGCCACGCCTCGCGCAATTCGTTCAGGCGCTGCGCGGCGCGGGCGATGGCCTCGGCGTGGGCGCGCGCAGCAGGCGGCAGACCCGCGGGGATGCGCGCGCCGCCTTCCAGCGCCTCGGTGCGCTGGTGCGCGGTGTCGGCGGGGGTGAGGCCTTCCGGGAATGGGAAGGTCTCGAACGTGGTGGTGGGGGTGTAGCGGGGGTCGTTGCCAACCCCGAGCCAGGTGCAAAGCCGCAGCGACCACAGCTCGTGAAAGCGGCTGTGCAGGATGCCGAAGGTGGCGTCGTCGGCGCGGGCGATACCGACGACCGCGTCAGATGGCCAGCATATCGAAGGAAACCACACAAAAGTGCGGTGCTTGGCGACACGTGTTGTCGCGATGTAGCGCGGCAGGCTTGCGGTTGCGGCGCGCCAGTCTGTCCCGAGCCGGCCGTGCAACCACCAACGGCTGCGGCGTGATGCGTCGCGGTTGTTGTCCCGCACCGGCTTGACGTGCTGGCGCACGTACTCGAACGGCAGTTCGTAGAGGCTCGCGTCGGCTTCGCTCCTCGCGGCGAAGTCCACCACCCAAAGGCCGCGGCTGCGTGCGGTGATGTCCTTGCCATTGGTCAGCGGGCGCAGCACGTCGCTGTTGGGCCGTCCGTGCGGGTTGGGGGCAGCCAGCCATGCGCGCGCCACCTCGCCCTCGACTTCAAACGGCCCGACCAGCACCGGCCCCTGAAAGGCAGCCCCCTTGTTTTCCGCCAGCGGCGCCGCCCGCGTCAGGTCCAACCCCGCCTCTTCCCCTTGCGCCGCGGTCAGGTCGGCATGAATCGCCGCCACCTCGCGCCCGTCGAGCCGCGCCGGTCCTTCGTGGCGACCGAAGCAGACGAGCGAGACGCGCACCGCCGCGCCGTCGTTGAACCAGGGCTCGTCGCTCCAGGCCTCGAAGATCGGCAGGGCCTCGACGATGCGGTCCAGCACCCGCCGGTTGGCCCCGCCGCGAATGGAGTTGGTGGCCACCAGCCCCGCGCGCTGACTGGCGCTGGATTCGATGGCCGCACGCGCCTTCTCGAACCAGTAGGTCACCAGGTCCGCGCCGCCCGGCACGCGGCCTGCGTAAATCTCTCGCAGCCGCTCGGTGTAGGCATCACCCAGTTCGGCGCGCATCTTCTTGTCGCCCAGAAACGGCGGGTTGCCGATGATGACGTCGGCCTCGGGCCACTCGGCCTCGCCGCCGTCGGGGTTGAGCAGCGCGTCGCGGCATTCGATGTGCTCCAGCCGCGCCAGGATGGGGTCGCGGCGGATGGCGTAGCCGTGTTTGAGCATCCACTGGATTTCGCCGATCCAGACGGTCACACGCGCGAGTTCGGCGGCGTAGGGGTTGAGTTCGATGCCCAGCACGTTGGCGGGGTTCGTCTCGATGCCAAGCTGGCGCTCAAGGCCCAGCGCCTCGGCATCCAGATTGGCGCGGTGCTCCATGTCCTTGAGCGCGCGCAGGGCCAGATACAGGAAGTTGCCCGAGCCGCAGGCCGGGTCGAGCACGCGAAAGCTCTTCAGCCGCTCCAGATAGCCGAGGAAGGCCGCCTGCGCGGCCTGGCGGGCGGTGTGCGAGCCCCTGCCGCCGGCGGCGTAGCGGGCCATCTCCCGCTCGATGACGGCGCGGGCGGCGGCCCATTCGCGGGAGAGCGGCTCGACGATGAGCGGGTCGATGAGCTTGCCGATGGTGGCCGGGTCGGTGTAGTGCGCGCCCATCTGGCTGCGCTTGGCCGGGTCCAGCCCGCGCTCGAAGAGCGTGCCGAAGATGGAAGGCTCGATCTGCGACCAGTCCATGCGCGCGGCCTCGCCCAGGATGGCGGCATCCTCGGCATTGAGCGGCAGCGGGGCAATCGTCTCGAACAGCCCGCCGTTGAACCAGGCAATGTCTTCAAGCAGGAAGTCGCCGCCCGAGCGCATGGCAGTGAACAGCTCGCCCAGGCGCGGCTGGAGCTTGTCGGGCGCAGCGGCGCTTTTGTCGAGGATGCGCTGAAACAGCCGCGCCGGCAAAAGGCCGACATCCTCGGCGAAGAGGCAAAAGAGGCACTGGATGAGAAAGTGCGCCACCACCTGCGGGTCGTGCCCGCGCGCGGTGAGCCTGCGCGCCAGCTCGGCAAAGCGCGCGGCGGCGGAGGCGGTGACGTCCTGCGTGGTGCGGGCAGGGCGGAAGCGCTCGGGCTCCACCCAGGCCCAGCGCAGGCGCTGGCGCGTTTGAGCATCGAGCAGGTCATCGAGCTCGAAGACGTGGCATTCGCTGGGCGCGCCGGTGAAGTGGGTGTGGATTTCGATGCGCTGGCGGTCGCTGACGATGAGCAGCGGCGGGTTGTCAAGCGCGAGCGCATAGGTCATGAGCTGGCGCAGCGCGGCGGCCAGGTCGCGCCCTGGGGCCTTGTATTCCCAGGCGAAGCAGCCGCGCTTCCAGACGTCGGCCCAGCCGTTGAGGCCACCGGTCTTCTTCAGGCCGCGCTCGAAGCAATAGGCCTGGGGGTCAGCGGGCTCGGGCACGTCCAGCAGCCGGCACAGGTCGATGAAGTGCGCTTGCGCGCCGGCGCGCTCGGAGAGTGCATCGGCAGCCGCTCCGGCAGACCATTTGGCGATGAAGGCTTGCGGGGTCATGACCCGAGGGTAGCAGCGCAGTCTGCTGCGCTTTCTTCCACCTGATGGCCACGCACTGCCCAAGCCGCATGGAGCACATCAGGCTCAGGCAGCAGGCTCATCTGACGCGGGTCCTCGGCGCGCCTGTCGGGTTTCACACGCCGCTCCATGAGCTTGCGCAGGCCGCGCTCGGTGTAGCGCACCTGGAAGGTGAGCGTGCGCGCGATCTGCAGGTAGGACATGCCATCGGCCAGCATGGTGGCCACACGCTGGCGAATGGCCTCGCGCTCGTCGGCGGCGTTGCGCGGGATGTAGAGCGTCTCGCCGCCGAAGGCTTCGCAGAACTCGCCGGCGTCGCGCTCGCCCAGCGTCTGCACCAGCCGCTGCCACCACAGGCCGGCGCGGCCCTTGGGCACCTTGACGGGGCAGCCGCCCCAGGCCATGCACAGCTTGCGGGCCGCGTCGTCGCCGATGTACTCGGCCAGAAGCGTCAGGCCGGCGACACGGTCATGGCGCGTCGCCGGCATCAGAACACCCGCTGTCCGGCAGCGACGTAGCCGCCCTGCCCCATGCCCAGCGCGACCCAGGCGTAGGCCAGCGCGTCCACGCAGTCGTCGTGCTCGCCTTCCGGGAATGCCAGCAGCTCGTCGCGCGCCGCAGCCGGCACGCCAGCCGGATCGAGCCGCACCTGGTGCTGCTCGAAGCGCGTGAGAAGCGGCGCGAAGCGTGTGACCTTGTCGCGCTCTGGCCGGATGCCGCGCACCGGCAGCGTGGTGGTGCGCAGCAGCTCCTGCACCATCGCGGCCTGGTACTGCGTCTGCTCCACGGCGATGAGCCTGGGGCGGTGGCGCGCGGCGGCGGCCTTGATGCGCTGCTGCGCCTCGTGAAACTGCCAGCGCCCGCGCTCGACTTCCTTCACGTACACGGTGCCCGACTCCGCATCGCGCGCCACGGCAGCGATTGCCGTGAAGTCGCTGCCCTCCTTGCTGCTGATGGCCAGGTCCACCCCCAGCGCCACCGGCAGGTGCGGCGGGCATGGGGCGTCGATCAGCATCTCGGAGCGGATCAGGTTGCCGCCGAAGGTGACGAACTGGGCCTCGTATTCCTGCGCGAAGACCAGCGCGGGGAGGATGGCGCGCATGTTCTCCACTTCCTCGGGCCGGATGTGCGGGTTGACCCAGGTCGGGAAGGTGAAGCTCTCCCAGTCCGGCAATCGCTTTGGGTTGGCCTGGTTGCCAAGCTGGTAGAGCGTGTGAAAGTAGTTCAGGCCCTTGGGCGTGCTGATGATGCGGGCTGCCCCAGAGTAGTCGGTGAGCGTGGGCAGGATGGCGCGCTCCCAGGCCTCCTGCAGGTAGCGGGCATGGGCGGCCTCGTCGATGACCACGCGGCTGTACTTGCGGCCACGGCCCGCGCCGTCGTCCTGCAGCGTCCAGAAGTCGATCACGCCGCCGGTGACGAGCTCGATGCGGTTTTCGGTCTTGTTGGACTTGCGCGTGACCGGGCGCAGCGTGCGCTCGGCGTCTTTCCAGACCTCCAGCATCAGCTGGTAGGTCGGCGCGAAGAAGCCCACCGGGTAGCCCTCGATGGCGCTGCCGCCGGGGGCAAACAGCAGCCATTCCAGGCTGGAGAGCGTCTTGCCAAAGCGACGTCCGCAGTTGATGACCTTGAAGCGCGCGGCGCTGGCCTCGATGGCCTGCTGGCCGGGGTGAAGCTGCAGGGGCGGAATGACGATGCGTGTCATCGGTGGATATGGTGTTGATCGCCAGCACTCTGGTGGATACAATCCACACCATGAACAGCCGAGACCTGATCCGACTGCTCGAGGCGCACGGCTGGACGCTGCGCTCCGTCAAGGGCAGTCACCACATCTTTCGGCATGCGGAGCGCCCAGGTCACATCAGCGTCCCGCATCCGAAGAAGGACCTCGGCACAGGGCTGGTGCACAAGCTGCTCAAGCAAGCCGGCATACCTGATCCAAGGAGCTGAACCATGAAGTTCCCCATCGCGCTGGAACCAGGCACCGACACGACGGCATGGGGCGTGGTCGTGCCCGATCTGCCCGGGTGCTTCTCTGCAGGCGACACCGCCGAGCAGGCGTTTGCCAACGCCGTGGAGGCCATCGAGGCCCATCTGGAGCTGCTGGCCGAGGACGGCCTTGACATCCCGCTGCCGCGTCCGCTGGATCACTGGCAGGCCGATCCGCAGTTCGCCGGCTGGGTCTGGGGCCTGGTCGAAGTGGACACGTCGCGCTTCGAAGGCAAGGCCGAGAAGATCAACATCACCCTGCCCCGCCGGCTGCTGGCGCGTGTGGACGAATACGCCCGCACGCACGGCATGACGCGCTCGGGATTTCTGGCGCAGGCCGCCCAGCGGGCCATGCAGGCAGGCTGAACGCGGCCGCATCACGCCCCAGCGCCGTAGCTGCGCACGATTTCGATGGTCGGGGCCTGGGCGGCCTCATCCAGGCCCCAGGCCCGGCGCTCGCCGTCGTGGCGGATGCGCAGCATCTCCGCCGTGATCTTGGCGAGCTTGCCGTCCTCGAAGTGCTCCGGCACCGCACCGAAGCGCGCGCGGTGCGCGTCCCAGTCCTGCTTGTGGCGCTCGACGACGGCGGCGGCGCGGTCGGCGGCGGCGTCGATGGCCTCGGCCTTCTTTTTCGGGTTGCAGGCTGCAACGACGCCTGCAATCTTCTCTGCAACTTTGCGCCGGATGGTTTGCGCGACGTCTACTCCGTCGCCCCAGCCTTCGGTCTTGGCGCGCTTCTGGATGGCCTGATGGCTGACGCCGAATCGTGCGGCAAGTTCAGGAAAACTCGCCCCCGCCTCGCGCTCGGCCCGGATCTGGGCCCATTGGTCTGCGGTCAGTCGCGGCATGGCGTTGCCCTCCCCAGGATGCACGCTTGACGATAATATCGTGACGCGATAATATTGAACCCATGATCGCGTCGTTCCGCGACGAGGCCACCGAAGCCATCTGGCAAGGTCGCTTTACCCGCAAGCTGCCCAACCAGATCCAGGCCGTGGCGCGGCGCAAGCTGCGCATGCTGGATGCGGCGCAGTGCCTGGACGATCTGCGCATGCCGCCGAACAACCGGCTGGAGGCGCTGCGCGGCGACCGCGCCGGCCAGCACAGCATCCGCATCAACGACCAGTGGCGCATCTGCTTCGTGTGGGATGGCAGGAACGCGCAGGCGGTCGAGATCGTGGACTACCACTGAGGAACGAGCATGAAGACGCTGCCAAATATCCATCCCGGCGAAGTGCTGCGGGAAGAGTTCCTGATTCCGCTGGGCATCAGCCAGTACCGGCTTGCCAAGGCCATTGGCGTGCCGCCCATGCGCATCAGCGAGATTTGCGCCGGCAAGCGCTCGATCACCGCCGACACCGCGCTGCGGCTGGCGCGCGCGCTGGGCACCACGCCGGGCTTCTGGCTGGCGCTGCAGGCCAGCCACGACACCGAGGCTGTGATGCGCGACCACGGCGAGGCCATCGAGCGCATCGCGCCGCTGGCGGCTTAAGCGCGTCAGGCGCGGCATAGGCGCTCCTCCTCTTCGATGAGCCGCTGCAGGTAGTGAGCGGCCTTGCATCGCATCTTTCGGTTCATCCAGTCACCACCACTTGCACATAGCCTCCTGGCGGCTGAGCCCGCTCAATCGACAGGCTCCATCGGCTGTCATCAACTCCCAGCACCGAGGCCAGCCCATCCAGACCGGACTTCATCCGTGCGAGCAGGTTGTCCAGGTCGTAGTGCCGCCGGTCGGGCGGAACGAACGTCAGCGCCACATGCAGCCGATCGGCCTCGATGCGCAGCGCGCCCTGCTCAAGCGCCTGCGCCCGGCATGCGCGCCGGTAGGTCCCTGCTGCTCGGGCTTTGGCGGCCCAGTGCAGGCGGCCGTTTGGGCTGAGGGCGGCCGGTGGCCATGGAAGGACGATGCGCAACGCCGTCATGTCACGATCACGCAGTGTTTTGCCGCCCGGGTGATGGCCACGTAGAGCAGCCGCGACAGGTCTGCGCCGCCCATGCGGGCCTTGCTGGCCTCGCGCCAGTCCACCAGGACGGTGTCGAAGGTGCTGCCCTGCGCCTTGTGGATGGTCATGGCGTAGGCGTGGCGGATGTCTGGGAGCGCGGCCTTGAGCGCGTAGGCCGAGCGCGACCACCGGGTGGCCTCGAGGTCCATGCCGTCGGCCTTTGCCTTGCGAACGCGCGCGAAGCGTGCGGCGATCTCGGCCTGCACGGCGCCGGGCTGCACGGCCAGGGTGGCGCGGCCGGTCCAGCCGCCATCGGATCGCAGATGGACCTCGCGGGCCTCGAATCCCTCGACCCGCACGGGATCTGCCACAGCCGACTCGACGGTCAGCAGCTGGCCGTTGGACACGCGCCCGCCGTAAGGCAAGTCGATGTCGCCGTCGGCGCAGATCAGCGGCTCGCCAGGCTCGAACGGCTGGCCGCCCGGGAACAGCCTGGCGTGCACGGCGGTGTTGTGGCGCACGGATGCGGCGTTGGTGTAGGTCAGGACGCGCATGTCGTGGCCGTGGCGGCAGGCATCGGCTGCCCAGTCGGCGATCAGCGCGTCGTCGCCTGTGACGATCTGGCACATGCGGTCGTCGCCGCGCTGCAGCATGGAGGCCAGCGCTGCGATGTCGGGTGGCTGATTGCGGCCGATGGCCTCGCGCAGCGCCTCGGACCAGCGCAGGATGGGGTTGTCCTGCGCCTGGCGCACGATGCGCTCGAGCCGGGCGTGCACCGGAACGTGCGGCCCGAAAGCGGGCGACAGGGCCGATGTGGCGTCGGTCGTGACGGGTGGCAGCTGCGCCGGGTCGCCGACGAACAGCAGGCTGGTGTGGTAGGTGCGGCTGGTGGCTATGGCTGGGGCGAACAGCCCGTCACCGAGCATCGAGGCCTCGTCCACGATGACGGTGTCGTAATCGGCCAGCACGGGTGGCTTGCTGGGCACGAGCATGACGGTGCCGTCGGGCTGGCTGTCCACCCGCAGGCCCAGGGCGGCCTGGATGGTCTTGTAGTCCGGGCCGTCGCCGATCCTGCCTTGCAGGACGCCAAGCGCCTTGTGCGTGGGGGCGGTCACCAGCACATGGTGGCCGCTGGTCACCAGATCCTGCGCGATGGTGGCGGTCAGCGTGGTCTTTCCCGTGCCGGCATAGCCCTGCAGGGTGGCGACATGCCCCTGCCGGCCGGAGATGACTGGCATCAGCAGGTTGTAGCAGCGCTGCTGGTCTTGATTCAGTTGATCAAATTTCACAATCAACGCCATTCAGGCATTTATTGATGACAATTCTAATGGCAATGTTGCCTAATTTTTAGGCAATCGCCGACAACGCCGACAACCGTGTCGGCGATTGCTTTTGCATTAAGTCGTTGATGCATAAAGGAAATTTGCAATCGCCGACATCGCCGACGCCGACCTATATAGAGGTTTCATTCCTTATATATAGAGTGGCGTCAGCGAACGTCGGCGTCGGCGATTGCCCAGAAATGTCTTTCTGAATCAAAGACTTAGGTGCTTCAGCAATCGCCGACACGCTGTCGGCGACTGTCGGCGATTGCTCGATTTTTTCCTTTGAAATCAAAGACTTGGCATCTACGCCGGCGTCGGCGATTGCTCCCGGTGCCGGTTGCGTATCGACCATGCCGGCCAGCACGTAGCGGTGCCCGCGCACGCCCTTGCGGGCCGAAATGACGGCCACGCCGTCATTGACGATGCGCTCGAGCAACTCGTCGCGCTTGTCGTCGGCAAGCTCGCGGAACATCCGCACGCCCTTGACCAGCTCGCGCTTGCTGGCCCCCGTGCAGCCGCAGTCGCGCAGGAAAGCCTCGACCTTGTGATAGGCCGACGGCCGCCCCGTCTCGCCGTCCTCCGCACCGCCACGGTCGCGGAAGACGTGCAGCGTGGCCTCCAGCGCCTGGCGCACGAAGACGCTGGCCCACTGCACCATCGGCCCGGTGACGACGGGGTCCTCCGGGTCGGCGGCAGCAGCCAGCGCCGTGCAGATGCGGGCCATGCTGCGCCGCGCACCGCCCGAAAGCATCCGCGCCAGCGGACCGCGCCTGGCATATTCGGCCGCCAGCGCCATCTGCGCCACCTGCAGGTCGCCGGTGACGCGCACGGTCCTGAGCGCCGGCACCACCACCGCCAGCCCGCCGAACAGCTGCTCTGTCGTCAGCGCCGTCTGCCCTGGGCCGAAACCTCGCAGGCGGCGCAGCGTCTCATGCACGGCCGCATCCAGCGGCTGCCCGCCATGACTGGGCCGGTCTGTCCAGCGGGCCGGGTCTTCGGCGCACACGAAGATCATGCTGTCCACCGCACCGCGGCTCAGTTCGCTGCGCCGCAGCGTCTGCTCCACCTGCGAGCCCGCAACCAGCGCCAGCATGTTGAGCGTCGGCCGCTGCAGGATCGGGCGCGGCCCCTCCTCCTCACTGCGGGCGCGGCCAAGGCCCACCTCCGCCCAGTTGTCCAGCGCAATGTGCGACGGGGCCGACCAGATGCGGCCGTTGATGAGCGACATCGCATGCCCCAGCAGGCCGGACGGCTGGCGACGCGCAAAGTGCATCTGCTCGCCCCAGTCGTCGGCCAGGTAGTACAGCGCCGGCGACTGGTACAGCGACGAGAACAGCTGCTGCGGGCTCGAGATGCGCACCCCGCGCACCATCCCGGCAAGCCCGGCATGCAGCATCGCATCCTCGGCGGCGCTGAACGCCGCACGGCCAAAGCTCGCGGCCGGCGCGATGATGCCCAGGTACAGCGACGCCGGGTCCCCGTGCTCGCTCAGGTAGCGCCGTGCGGCCGCCGCGCTCACGATGGACAGCGCCACCGCCTGCGACACCAGAGGATGCGACTGGTCCGACCGCGCCTCGATCCACGCCGCAAGCCGGTCCACCACCTCCACGGGGCACGGCAAGACGGCATCCAGCTCTGCGGGGCGCGTCAGACCCTGTGACCCATCCTCGACAACCACGGCGGGCGCCGCCTGCCGCACGCTGGCCGGGTTGCGCCAGCCATGCTCGGCCGCAACGGCAAAGATGGCCTCATAGCTCACCTCCCCGCGCGGCCTGGCCGTGCGCCACACCCGCACCGAGTCCACGGGGTCGTACTTGACCGACTTGCGGCTCCACTCGTCCCACAGATCCCACCCCTGCTGGCCGCAGGGCCGCAGCGCCAGGCAGAACCGCACCCACAGGTCCCGGTCGTCCGACGGGATGGCCGCCAGCGCCGAGCGCAGGTCATCGACCACCGTCGGCCCGAGATACCGGGCCCCGGCCATGGCACCCGCATCGATGGCCGGTGCAGATGCCATCGACCGGATCCAGTCCGGCAGCGGGCTGGGCACCACGCCTTCGCGCGGATCGCTGCTGGCCTCCCAGCCGTAGCGCCTGCCGCTGACGTGCGTCGAAGGCTCGGCCATGATGTAGCCGTTGAGCTTGAGGTCCACGCCCGGACCGAGCCTGCCCGGCAGCGCCTGCACGACGCCGCCCAGCTGGAACAGTGCGTGCCAGCCACCGCCTCCGGTGAACTGGATCACATCCGACTGCAGGCTGCCGTACCGGGCCTCGAGCGCCTCCACCGTCTCCAGTCCGCCGTTGCGCGGATCCACGTCCACCGCGCACAGGCCGGATGCGGCCAGCGCGATGGCGATGTTGGCCTGCGGGTAGCGCGCCCACCAGGCGCGGATCACGGCCTCGTCGGCGGTGGCGTTGTTCTGGCCGGCCGGCACCAGCGCGCCGATCGGATGCTTGCCTGGGCTCTTGCAGCCCTCATGGCCGCAGGCACACTGCCACCGGCCCTCACGCTCCTCGGCCCACCAGCACGGAAAGACGTGCCAGCCCAGCCGCGCATAGGCCAGCGCGTGGCCCACGATGGCGCCCGCCTCGCGTTCGTCCACGATGCGCAGCACCGTCATTCGTCCTCCCACAGCCGCGCCGCCGCTTCCTGCGTGGCCAGCATGCGCAGCGCGGCCTGACGCATGAACTCCAGCGCCTGCGCATCCACGCGCACCTTGTCGGCAGACACGACCTTGAACCCCAGCTGGTACAGCAGCACCAGCGTGTCCTCGAGCTTCTCGGTCTTGATGCGGCTGACCGTGGCCTCGCTGGTGCCCAGCGCGTGCGCCAGCGAACGCTGCGTTCCAGGCCCTTGCAGCGCCTGCAAGACGCGCGCGTGCGCCTTGCGGGCCCTTTCAGATGGCGACACCGACAATTCCATCGTCATCGCCTAGCCGTGGAGGACGCCAATGCAGATCCGCATGAGCCTGTACGCGCTGCGCCTCGAGTCAGGGCGCTGCGTGGTGTGCCTGGACATCGACGGCGTGACCGAGCCCGTGTGCATCGTCGATGAGCAGCGTGCCGCCGGTGCGGGCGTGGGCATCCGCGACGATCCGGTGCAGGCGCAGCGCATGGCCGAAGCGCTGGCGCGACGCGACGCGCAGGAGGCCATCGACGCGGCCAGGGGCCGGACATGAGCACGGCGGCTCCTGATGCCGCTGGCGCTGGAAACGGCGGCCGTGCGCATCTCAGGCCGCCTCCTGCAGATGGCGGCCGCCCGCAGTCCCGGCACAACAATGGAAGCTCCACCAACCACTGCTCAGGAAAGGGGCAGCCATGACCCTGTTTGACGCCTTCTCGGCGCTCAACGCGCTGATCGATACCGTGCGCGCGGCCTTCGCGGCGCGAGACCAGGTCAAGCTGAACGAAGCGCTCGCTGACATCCAGTCAAACCTCATTGCGGCCAATTCCGCAACCCTGCAAGCGATGCAGCGCACACTGGAGCTGGAACAAGCGCTCTCCGAAGCGCAGCGTGAAATCATGAAACTTCACGCAGCTCAGGAAGATGCGCAGCATTACGAGCTGCACGCGCTTCAATCCGGTGCGCTTGTTTACGCCTACCGTCCACATGGCGACGGGGATCGAACACCGGCGCATTACCTGTGCCAGCCCTGCAAAGACCAGGGTGTAAAGAGCGTGCTTCGCCTGCATGCCGATGGGAGCGCGTCTTGTCCGCGCGAACCAGCGCACAACATTCACGGCCCAGGCGGGCCGGCGCTGGCGCACCCCGGCTTTTCCCCGCTGCGGCCATGACACGGCAGACCTTCTCGGCCAGGGATTCACGCTGCCTCCTTCTGCGCGGCCACGTCGATGCAGGGCGGGCCACAGCGCAGAATGAGGACACCCTTGTCCACATCACACATGGAGGCCGCCATGGCGTGGATTCGAGTCGGCCGCTCAGGCATCGAAGCCATCCATCACGATCAAACCAGCCTGCGCCTGATCGTCCACTGGACGAAGAGCGGCTACTACGTCTTCGGCAACGTGCCGCAGATCGAAGCGCTCAACATGGCCGCGGCCCCCAACCCGTCGGCGTACTTCAGGAAACACATCGAACCGCACGCCGTCAAACTCCCGGATCAGCCAGCAGAGCAAGTCCTGCGGCTCGCCGGGCGATAGCGCCCAGCGAGTCCTCCGGCCCGCCAACAGGCAGGCAGCGCAGCGCATCAGGACACAGCGCTGCCAGAGCCTGCGCCAAATCCGCGTGCGCGCCGGAGAAGTCCAGCACGTCCGCCTCGCCGCTGTCATGCGTGAACGGCAACCCGTGGTGGACTTCCATCGCCTGCATGGCGCGCAGGATCGCCTGCGCGATCGGGTCATCAAAGCGCATTGCATGTCTCCGAAGCCGCTTCGGCGCGGGCCGCCACGTCGATGCGCTGGATTGCTGCGGCACGCCATGCGCAACCCATGCACTCCATAGAATCGGCCTGCAAAAGACGCGCCGAAGCAATCCGCATGGGCAAGAAGCGCAAACTGCACCCGGCCATGGTCTTCACCGTTCAACTCCAGAGCGGCCACACAGGCGTGGCATTTGCCACGACAGACGGATGGCTGACGGTGCAATCCATCCACGGAACCAAGCGGGCGGCGATTCAAGCCACTCCTGTGGAAGCGCTGGCCAAAACGCTTCTTGCCGAGCTAGAAGCTCAAGCTCGCGCTCGTCGCTGAAGAGCGCTCCGCACAGCGCCAGATACGCAGCCGCCAGCAGCTCGTCGTCGTGGGGTCGCGCGTCCTCAAGGCGGCGACGCTCGATGAGCGAGCGCACCGCAATGCGGGCCGCATTGGCGGCGCCGCGATCGAGCGAGACGGCGGTCGAGGCCATTTCAGGCCGCCTCCCTGGCCGCCACGTTGATGCACGGCCACGCTGGATCGGACAGCGATGTGCGGCAAGCAAAGAGACGAAGGTCCGTAGACTGAGTGTGCCTCAGCGACATGTCAGGAGCCATCATGGAAAGGCGGTTCCAGATCGCGATCGAGCGCGACGGAAGAACATGGGAAGGCGTGCGCGTCGTCATCGGCAAGCGCGTGCTCAGGCAGCGGGTGGAGAGTCCGTATGGCAGCAAGTCAGACTCCCACAGCTACAGCGGCAGCCGCATCGCCGCGATGGATGGCATCGCCAGGCTGCTGCTGCACGAGATCGTCGTCGCCTTCCAGCGCCAACAGAAACCCTGACCATTGGGCAAACGCCTGATGGGCGCGCAACAGATCGGCGCTGGGCGATGCCAGCAGCTGCTCGCCGATCAGATGCAGCGCGATGGCCAGCTCGAGCTGGGAGACGGGCGGCAGCTCCATCAGGCCGCCTCCCTGGCCGCCACGTCGATGCACGGCCGTCCATCGGGGTGCGGCCATGCCGGATCCGGCACCCGCACCCAGCGCACGTCCGGGCGCAGCTGCTCGCACGTCACCGCGCCGCCCGTGGCCTTCTCGATGGCGGGGCAGCGGTCGGGGGGTACGCGGTTGCGCCACCCGGTGACTGATGGCGGCTTGATGCCAAGCATTCGGGCCACTTTGGACGGCCCGCCAAGGCTCGTGATGACGTTTTGCACCATCGCATGATAGGTCGCACCTAACCATGCCGTCAAGGCATTGCCTATTGAAGAATAATTAGGATTGCCTAATGGCTCTTAGTGATCGGATACGAGCCGCTCTTGAAGCAGCCGGTCTAACGCAGGCCGAGTTAGCGCGGCGTATCGGCGTCTCGCAGCCAAGTGTCAACGACTGGCTGTCAGGCAAGACTCGGCGACTCAAGTACGAAACTGCAGTGAAAGCCGCCGCAGTCTTGCGCGTGCGCCCAGAATGGCTTGCTTGGGGAAGCGAGCCAATCCGAGACGGTCAATTGGCATCAAGCGCGCATGCGTCACTTAATTCGATTGCCACACCTTCCCTTCCCGCCGCACTGCCCGTTGTGCTCGACGCCATCCGGTCGTGCCCGGACAGCCGCCGCGAGGAGCTGCGCTCGCTGCTGACGCTGCTGGTCGATCACGACGCGCCCGCCTACCGCCAGCGGCTGGCCGAGCTGCTGGGGGCGGCTGCGCCGGCGTTGCCGGTGGAGTCTCGAGACTTCCAGCCGCCGGTGCCAGGAAAGACAAAGGTCTGATGCAGCAGACGCTGTTTGCGGTTCGTCTGGTGCAGGAAGACGCCGCCTGCGGCACGCGTGACCTGCGCTGCACAGGAGTGGACGCCGCCGGCCAGCGTTACGCCCTGCGCACGACGGACGATCCACAGCCGCTGGCGCCGCTGACCGAATGGCTGTGCTACCACCTGTGCCAGCGCTGCGGCATTTACCAGCCAGGCTTCGCCATCGTCGAACGCGTGGATGGCTCGCCGGCCTTTGGCTCGGTCTGGGTGGAAGACGCATGGCAGTACAGCCCCGCCGCGCACACGGTGCTGCAACTCGAGGGCTGGCTGCGCAGGACCGCCGATGACGCCAGCGCCATGTTCGCGCTGGACACCTTTCTGCCCAACGCCGACAGGCACCTGCGCAATGTGCTGTTCCGGCAGGTCGGGCCACGCACGCGCGCCATGGCGTTTGACTGGTCGGATGTGCGGCTCCCCCTGCAGACATGGCCATGGCCGCAAGACTGCAACAGCGCGCGTGTGTTGGCCTGGCTGCGCGACATCGGCGCCTGGCAGCCGGGCGCAGCACAAGCCGTCCTGCAGCGACTTGAAGCCATCTCCGCTGCCGATGTGACCGCCATCATGAATGCAGCCCCGCCGTCTTGGAGACATAATCAGGCCGTGGGCGCCACCACCGGCTGGTGGCATACGCACGCGCTTTCGCGCGTGGCCGAGACGGCTGCATTCCTTGGGCTGAAACCATGACCGACACGTTTCGGGCCGAGTACGTGGTGCTGTCGCATCGCCCGTCCGTCAACCGCACCGAACACCTGCACTACGGCATCCTCACCCGCTCGCCGCATGGGTGGCGTGCGCACGTGGCGCACGACCTGCGCAAGCTGCGCGCGATCGACCCGCAGGCCAGCGCCGATGCGCTGCGCGATCTGGAAAGCCGCATTCCACAGCTGCTGCACGGCTGCCAGAGCTGGGAGCAGGCCAGGCTGGCGCTGCGCGCCTTCGGCATCCACGCCAGCGAAGGCAACCACGGCATGATCGCCTACGCCAGCGAGCAGGACTACCTGCGCGGCGTACAGGCGGCGCTGGCCAGCCAGGTGCTGCCGCCGGCACGCCAGCGTCCGCCGCGCGAGGCAACCTCGAGGCTGCACCTGGACCTCAAGCGGTCTTTCGCGGCGCGCGGCTGGATGGGGCGTGACATCTGGGCGCACCAGATCGTGGAGCGCTATCAGCTGGCCGGGCAGATGGTCACTGCCGAGTTCGCGTTGCGCAACGGACGGCTGCACGTGCTGGAGACGGTGGACCTGCGCACCAGCAACCCCGCCGCCAAGCGTGCCGACGTGCGCGCCAAGGCGCTGGTGATGGACTACGCCGCAGACACAGAGCCGGATTCGGCCCGCTACGCCATCATCGCCGGCATCGACAGCCCCGTGGCCGCCGAAGCCAAAACGCTGCTGCAGCGCTACGCAACTCACGTGCTGGCGTGGGAAAGCCGCGCGGACATGGACGCACTGATGCAAGCGCTGGCCACCGCCACCGGCAAGCCTGACCTGCTGCCGCCGGCTACCCCAGCTTGAAGCAGCGCCATCGGCCAGGCGCCGCAGATGCCGGCATGAACAGCACGGCGCCTTCAGGCTGCCACCGCAACCGCCGCCACGGACAGCACGGCGCCGGCGGCCAGCAGTGCCGCGCGCCAGCCGTAGGCCGCGACCCGATAGCGCACCCGCTCGGCCCTGCTGTCGCGTCCCTTGATCGCGAGCCGCCAGTCGGCGCTGGCGTGGTTCTCCGGGCATGAGGCCAGCAGCTCGCGCTGGCGCGCGAGCGCGTCGGCCAGCGGCATGGTGTGGCACTCGCGCATGAGGGCACGCAGGTCCAGCGCGTTGCGGTGCAGGCGCTCGGCGCGCGCGCCATGGTCGGCGGCCGATTCGACGAGCGACAGCGCCAGCGCCCCCAGACTGCACCACATGGCCAGCAGCGTGTAGGACGGCTGCGGCCTGAGCATGGCCGCCAGCGACCACATGGCCGCCGCCACCGACAGGGCCGCTGCGGCCCACAGCGACAGGCGCGACTGCGCCTGAAGGCGCTTCGCCGCGTTGAAGCGCGCTGCGCTCGTCTCCCACAGGTTCTTGTCCAGCGTCTCGTGGTTCACGAGGGCATTGTCTGGCATGGCTGGTCTCCGCGTGGTGTCGCCGCGACAGCGGCAAATGATCAGGGTTTCCACCAATCTTTAATTAGGTGTTGCCTATAGACAAAAATTTAGGTGTCACCTATTATCCCGCCATCGCGCCGCTCAGACAAGGAGCATCCGATGGCCGCACAGCAAGCCAAGATCGCCAGCCGCCAAGACCCGATCCCGGGCCTCGAGGTGACCGAGCTGCCAGCGCACGTGCCGCAGGTGCTCGCGCTGGACGCGCCAACCACCAGGCGCTACCCGCGAACGCTGGTGGAAGCCTTCCCGCAAGACGGATGGGCGTGGCTGGAGGTCTACCGCCGCCCGCTGGCCGAGCGCATCGCCGACGCGCTGCTGGCCATCGTCATCGGCGTGGCGATGGCGGCCGCGCTTGTCCACTGGTGGAGCGCGTGATGGACGGCCACGACGTCATCGACAAACGCGTCGAGGCGGCCCTGCGCTTCGAGGACAGTCACGGGCCGTATGCGCAGGCTGAAGCCGGCCGCGACGCAGGTGCCATGAGCACCGCATGCGACCGCGCCGGCATCTGCCAGTCCCGAAGACCGGCGTGCCCAGGCTGCTGCTGGGAAGAAGCCATTCACGGCGGGCTGAGCGACGCCGACAGCGACATCGCCATCGAAGACACGCACGCGCGCCCATACGGCTGGCGCGACGCCCTCAGCGACGATCTGATCACCGCCGCCGCGCTCGTGGCGCTGGCGGCCGTCATCGGCTTGGTGGCCGGTTATCTCACCACGGTATGAACATGCACCACACCATGCGCATCAGCTCCCCATGGGAGCACCAGCAGGCCGTCGAAGTCGATGGCTTCGTGCCGCAGCCCAACCACCCCGAGCTGCATGCGCGCGCAGCGCTGAGCCTGCGCGCCGGCGCCTTCGAGCTGCTGCTGCGGCCCAACGCCGAAGAGCTGCGCGCGCTGGCGCAGCTGGCCACCACGCTGGCTGGCGCGCTGAGCAGGCAGGCATGAACACAGCAGACGTGAACGGCCCACTGGCCGGGTATCTGGCGTGGTGCATCTCAGAAAACGCGGCCACCAGCAGCTAGAGATGGTGACGCATGAGAACGTCTGAATTCATTCAACTGCGCCTGCGCCTGTTCAAGCTGCTGCTCGAGAGACTGTTTTTGCGCGCGCAGCTGGTTGTTCTCCTGCTCAAGCTGCGCTACGCGGCGGCGAAGGTCGCAGACGTGCGCCCAGTGGCGAGGGACGTAAACGAGCACAGCTGTCCCAATGCCAAGAGCCGCCGAGGCGATCGCGGCAATGGCGGACCAGTCACTCAGGATGGAGGACATCGTGTTTGAAACCTTTGTTCCGGATTATCTGCTGCACGCAATGCAGGCTGCCAGCAGCGTTGTGCTGATTGTCGCCTTCGCCGGATGGGTGGTTTTTGGAGTGACGCAGTTCTTCGGGTTTCTCGAATCGGTGTTTGTTGCTTGTCGTGGACTTCGAGACAACCAGCGATTGCCCATGGATGACGTGGCCGACAGAGGCCACGCTGTTTGGCCCGCCAGAGATGGCGAAGGAGATTGCGGATCGCCGCAACAGCGCCTGTTGCACTGACAGCCGTCACCGGCCCGCTGGCCGGGTATTCCGCGGGCTGAGCCCGCCCAACGCAAGGAGAGCAGCCATGGCAGCACTGCCACAACCCATCACCACCACAGACCCGCTGGCCGAGGCCGTCGAGACACTCGTCGCGGCCAGGCGTGACGAAGAGATCGCCAAACGGCGCCGCATCGATGCCGAGGAGCGCGTGATCGCGCTGGCCGCCTTCCAAAAGGAAGAAGGCAGCCAGACCATCGACGCTGCAGGCTACAAGGTGACGCTGACCGCGAAGCTGATCTACGCCTGCGACGATCCGCGCGCGCTGGCCGAGGCCTGCGCCGCCGCCGGCGTGGGCCCGACGATGATCCCGGTCAAGACCGTGGTCGAGCTCGACGCCACCGGCGCAAAGTGGCTGCGCGCGAACGAGCCCGACTTCTGGGCGTCGGTGCTGGCCAGGCACATCACCGTCAAGCCGGCCAAAGTGGCCGTGAGCGTGAAGGTCTGAAGCCATGGCCATCAAGCTCACCACCACCGCGCAGGCCGCACGCGACAGCGGCCTGAAGCTGCTCGTGCACGGCCCGGCCGGAGCGGGCAAGACGACGCTGTGCGCCACCACCGGCGAGCCCACCGTGATCATCAGCGCCGAGGCCGGCCTGCTCTCACTTCGCGGGCATGACATTCCGGTGATCGAGGTCGGTTCGATCGAGGACGTGCACGAGGCCTATCGCTTCGTGTCCGAGTCCGCCGACGCGCGCGATTTCCGCTGGGTGTGCCTGGACTCGATCAGCGAGATCGCCGAGGTCGTGCTTGCGCGCGAGAAGGCTGGCTCGAAGGACCCGCGCATGGCTTACGGGGCGCTGGCAGACCAGATGGGGCAGCTCATCCGCGCGTTCCGCGATCTGCCGGGCCGCAACGTCTACATGTCGTGCAAGCAGTCGCGCGAGAAGGACGAAGCCAGCGGCGCGATGCTCTATACGCCGAGCCTGCCGGGCCGCATGCTCGGCCAGGGCATCGCCTACTTCTTCGACTTCGTGTTCGCGCTGCGCGTGGAGCGCGACCCGGAAGGCAACGTCACCCGCTGGCTGCAGACCGGCCGCGACTTCACGCACGAGGCCAAGGACCGCTCGGGCGCACTCGCCATGTTCGAGCCGCCGAACCTCGCCGCCATCGCCAGCAAGGTGCGCGCCTCGATGGCTCAGGCCGCACATCCCCATGCCGACGCCGCCCCGGCCCCTGTGGCGGCCATGACCCACTGAAAGGAGGCCGATCATGGCCCAGTTTGCATTCGACGCGACGCAGGTCGCCCCGCAGGAATCGCTCTCGCCCATCCCGGCTGGCGTCTACGTCGCCCACATCATCGACTCGGAGGTCCGCCCGCTCAAAAGCGGCATGGGCCAGGCGCTGGCCATGACCTTCGAGGTGCTCGACGGACCCTACCGCGGGCGCAAGGTGTTCACGCAGCTCAACGTCCAGCACCGCGGCAGCGCCGAGGCCGAGCGCATCGCGCAGGCGCAGCTGTCGGCCCTGTGCCACGCCACCGGCGTGCTCAAGCTCACCGACAGCGTGCAGCTGCACATGAAGCCGGTGCGCATCCGCGTGAAGGTGCGCAAGGACGAGACGGGGCAGTACGGCGACCGCAACGAGGTCACCGGCTACGAGGCGGCTGCAGGCGTGACGCTGCCGCCGGCTGCAGCGTCAGCGCCGTTCGCACCGGCGGCTCAGCCCGCGCCTGCTGCGGCCCAGACTCCGCCATGGGCCAAGCGGGCAGCGTGAGGTCATGGACGACTTTGACCGCTTCATGCGAAAGGTCGATCTGTCAACGGCCAGCGGGTGCTGGCTGTGGACTGGCGCCACGAGGCCCGGCGGCTACGGCAACTTTTACCTTGCTGGACGTGTGGTTGGCGCGCACCGGGCCGCGTGGATGCTGATGCGCGGCGAGGTTCCCCCCGGAATGCAGGTGTGCCATCACTGCGATGTGCCGGGCTGCGTGAACCCGAACCACCTGTTCATCGGGACGCAGAAGGACAACATGCGCGATATGGACGCCAAAGGACGCCGCGTCGTAGCCGACCATGTTGGCCCTGGAAACCCGATGTACGGTCGCCGGCACTCAGCGGCGTCGCGAGCGCGGCAGGCTGCGGCAAAACACGGCAGGTACGTCGGTTCGGCGCACCCGCGGGCCACGGTGGACGAGGCACGCGTCATGCAAATCCGCGCGCTGCGCGCTGGCGGCGCGACAGCCAAGGCCATTGCTGCGCAACTGGGCGTGAGCTTCCACGTCGTGCGCAACGTCATCGGTGGCAAGAGCTGGAGGCACGTTTGATGGCCGCGATCCCCGAGCCGCTGCATGCCACAAGTGCCGCGATCTACGCGCTGCACGCCGCACGCATGGCCACCGAAGATTCGAGAGGCTACCTTGGCTGGTCGAATCTTGGCAGCCCGTGCGAGCGCGCCTTGTGGCTTGGCTTTCGCTGGGCTGCCAAGGAAAACTTCGACGGTCGCATGGCACGCCTTTTTGAAACCGGCCATCGCGAGGAAGCGAGAGTGATCGATGAGCTGCGTGCAATCGGCTGCAAGGTGTGGGACCGCGACGAGTTCGGTCGCCAGTTCGGCGTTTCGGCGCACGGCGGACACCTGCGAGGCCATGCTGACGCCGTTGTTCTCGGCCTGCCTGAAGCGCCAGAGACACCTCACCTTGTTGACGTGAAGACGATCAACGCGAAGAAGTTTGAAGAGCTGCTGAAGAAGGGCCTGCGTGAGCTGTTCCCAAGGTATTGGGCGCAGGGACAAGGCTACATGGGTGGGCTTTCTCTGGAGCGGGCGTTCTTCATCTTCGTCTGCAAGGACGACGACCGCATCCATTGCGAGCGCTTCTACTTTGACCCAGTGGAGTATCAGCGTCTGCTGGCGCGTGCAGAGCGCATCATCACAGCTCCCGAGCCGCCGCCGCGCATCAGCTCAGACCCGGCGTGGTGGCAGTGCAAGACCTGCGCCATGCACCCGCTGTGCCACGGCGACAAGGCGCCAGAGGTCAACTGCCGCACCTGCGCGCACAGCACGCCCGAGGTGGACGGCGACGCCCGCTGGTCATGCGCACATCACCGGCGCGACCTGACGATCGAGCAGCAGCGCACCGGCTGCGCCGGGCACCGCT